ATGACCACCATCCCCGACTTCACCATCAACAAGCTGACGGTCATCGACGGCCCGCCGAACATGCGCGGAACACGACTGCTGGCGACCTTCGACCTGCACATCGTCGGCATGGCGATCGAGGGCTGCGTGTTCATCGAGAACAGCGGGGGCATCGCACGCGCCTGTGGCCCGATCGGCAAGACCTCGAAGGGTCACAAGGCGACCGTGGCCATCAGTGACCCTGTGCTGCAGCGTGCACTCACGCGGCGCACTGCAGCTGCCTACGGGGGGCTGACAGGGCGGGAGGTAGCAGATGAGTGATGTGTCAATGGTCCGGCACTATCGACTGCATGAGATCTTCCCCATACTCCGCTGCCTTCTCAAGCTCAGCCGCCATGAACTCGCGAGCATGCGTCATGCCAAAAACGACGAGGGCGTCATCAATGGCCGCCCTTTCAACGGGAAAGTGAGTTCGTGTTCCCTGCACCATCAGCCCGTCCTTTTGAACGCAGATCCGACAGACCTCTTTCGTTGCGGCATCGACCCCCACAATCACCGAACTCAACTCACGGTTCCAACCAGTCAATCCTCTCTTGAACATCATCAGATCCTCCTCCCCAGAGTAATAATGATGGCACAAGATGGCGTTAGGCAACTGTTTTCATGGCGTGGGGGGTGGTCGTCAACTTTGCCGCTAAGGCGGGGACCGGCGCGGGGAGGCGCGCGCAAGACAGGATCGAATTGGAGATTTTCGGATGAGTGAGAAGAACCCGCTGAACGACGCTCCTCCGCTCGATCGCTGGAGGCTCGACGCGGTGCTGGAGGCGCCTGTGAAGGGCAAGCTGTGGGGGCTGCCGAGCATCGCGGCCTTCCTGGGCGTGAGCAAGGCCACAGCGCGCCGTTGGGCACGTCACCCCGAGGTGCCGATTTACCAGCCGCCCGGCACCAGCAGCTATTGCGCTTTCCAGAACGAACTGCGACAGTGGCAGAAGTCCAAGCCGTTGAACTAGCTGACGATTTGTGACGTTTAGCTACCCTCTGGCATCTGACGCGGTGACTCTGGCCCCGGTAATCTGGGGCCATGAAACTTTGGCCCTTCTCTCGCAAGTCACTCGCCTCGCCCGATCCGGCGCTTGAGGCAATTCTGGGCATCACCCCGACTGCCAGCGGCGTTGCCGTGTCCGCCTATCGCGCGCTGCAGGTGCCGGTGGTCGCGAACTCGATCCAGCTAATCTCGGAAGCCGTGGCCTCGCTCGACGTGCATGTGAAGTATGTCGAGGGCGGCGAAGAGATCGAGGTGACGGACCATCCGGCCCTTTCCCTGCTGCGCGGCGATGCCAACGACTGGACGACCGGCTTCGAGCTGATCCGCCAGATCATGATCGACGCGCTTGTCTCCGATGCCGGGGGCATGGCCTGGGTCAACAAGGTCGAGGACCGGCCGATCGAGATCATCTCCTACCGCCAGGGCGTGCTGACCTACGAGGCCGACACCGAGACCCTTGAGCGCAAGTATCGCATCGGCAACCGGACTGTTCCCGGCCGTGACGTGATCCACCTGATGCCCCCGCTGACACGCGCCCCCCTGACGCTGGCGCGTGAAGCGATCGGCATCGCAGTAGCGCTCGATCGCCATGCGGGCCGGCTGTTCACGCGCGGCGCGAAGCCCTCCGGCATCCTGAAGTTTCCCAAGGGCATGGCCGAAGCTGCGATGATCGCGGCCCGTGCAGCCTGGCGCCGGACTCATGAGGGCGAGGACACGGGTGGCCAGACGGCGATCCTGCATGACGGCGCCGACTTCGTGCCGCTGTCCTATACCAGCACCGACAGCCAGTTCCTCGAAAACCGCCGCTTCCAGATCGAGGAGATCGCGCGGGCGTTCAACATCCCGGCGCCGATGGTGGGCGACCTGAGCCGCGCCACTTGGAGCAACAGCGAGCAGAAGGGCAGGGAGTTCCTGTCCTACACGCTGGAGCCGTGGCTGCGCGGCCTTGAAGGCGCCCTGAACCGCGCGCTGTTCAACGAGGCCGAGCGGGGCCGCTACGTGGTCCGCTTTGACCGCGACGACCTGACCCGCGCGGATCTCTCGACCCGTGCCACCGTCATCAACAGCCTGATCGCCAGCCAGACCCTGAACCCGAACGAGGGCCGGTCCTGGCTGGGCCTGCCCCCGCGCGAGGGCGGCGACCAGTTCCTGAACCCCAACATCACCACGGCCCCCGCAAGCGGAGATACCCAAGCATGAGCACCGAGAACGCAAACATTGAACCGATCGCATCGCAGGGCAAGCCGCTGGCCGTGGTGGTGCATATGGCCCCCTTCGCTCACAACTGGTCCGCCAGTTCGGTGCGCAGCCAGGTGGAAGCGGCCTTTCCCGGCGTCCCGGTGATCTTCGTGGACCAGGGCACCACCGTCGAGGTGATCCATGCAACTGAATGACATTCTGGCCGACGCGCAGGATCAGGACCGGGGCCGCGACTTCGAGTTGGCCGATCCGATCACCGGCAAGCCCGTGGGCATCACCCTGCGCATCGCCGGCCCCGACAGCGCCACCCAGCACCGCGCCCGCCTGCAGCTGGCCGATGATCTGGCTGACGCAATGGACCAGAGCGGACGCGTCTCTGCCTCCGACAAGGAGAAAGCCCGGCTCAACAGCCTCGCACGCTGCATCCTGGGCTGGCACATCCTCGAAGACGGCGAGCCGGTGCCCTTCACCCATGCCAATGCCCTGCGGCTGCTGAAAGGCGCCCTGTGGGTGCAGATGCAGGTGGACACCTTCGCCTCCGACCGTGCGGCATTCCGGGGAGCCTCGGCATGAGCCAGATCGAGTTCAAGGCCAACTTCACGGTGGACGAGGCCGGCGTGGTCGAGGGCATTGCCTGGCCGTTCGGCAGCCCCGACCGCGTGGGCGACGTGATCGAGAAAGGCGCATTTGCCCAGGCTCTGCCGCCGATCCCGATGCTGGCCTTCCATGAGCAGCGCGAAACCGTGGGCGTATGGGACGAGATCACCGAAACGCCCGAGGGCCTGCAGGTGAAGGGCCGTCTTCTGATCGAGGATCTGCCCCGCGCCCGCGAGGTCCGCGCGATGATCCGCGAACGTGCCCTGTCCGGTCTGTCGATCGGCTTTTCCACGACCAAGGCCGCGCCCCGCAAGGGCACACGCGGCCGCTCGATCTCTGGCCTCGAACTTCTCGAAATCAGCGTGGTGGCGGTGCCTGCACACCCCGGCGCACGCATCACTTCCGCAAAGGAACACGACATGACTGACGACACGCAGATCCCCGACATCGCGGCGCTCGAAGCCAAGATGACGGACATCGAAAAGAAGGCCGACACGTCGGCGCTGGTGGCCCGGCTGGACAAGCTGGAAGCCAAGGCCAACCGGCACCAGGGCGGCACCGAGCAGAAGGGCGAGCCGACCGCTGAGCGCAAGGCCTTCGCCACCTACCTGCGCGACGGCGACCGCATGGCCGAAGAGGACCGCAAGGCCCTGAACCTGTCCAGCGACACACAAGGCGGCTTCCTGGCGCCCCCGGAGCTGTCCTCCGAAGTGGTCCGCGATCTGGTCGAATACAGCCCGATCCGCAACTTCGCGAGCGTGCGCAGCACCTCCGCCGACAGCGTGATCTTCCCGACCCGTGGCGACATCACGAATGCGCAGTGGGTGGGCGAGATGGAGCCGCATGACGAGAGCACCATCACCTTCGGCCAGCGCGAGATCGAAGTGCATGAACTGGCGACCTTCGTGGACATCTCGAACCGCCTTCTGCAGGACGCGCCGATCGCGGAAACCGAAGTGCGCGCCGCCCTGGCCGAGGACTTCGGCAAGAAGGAGGCGGAAGCGTTCCTGTGGGGCACGGGCGTGCGGCAGCCCGAGGGCATCATGGTCAACACGGCCATCCCCGAGATCGCCAACGGCCATGCCTCGAACCTGTCCACGGATGCCCTGATCCGGCTGATGTACTCGCTGCCGCAAGCCTACCGTTCGCGCGGGGCCTGGGCGATGAACGGCACCACGTTGGGCGTCCTGCGGACCCTGAAGGACACGCAAGGGCAATACATCTGGCAGACCTCGCTGCAGGCTGGCCAGCCTGAGACCATCCTCGGCCGCCCGGTGATCGAGATGGTGGACCTAGAGGATATCGCCTCTGACCAGCACCCGATCGTCTACGGCGACTTCCAGGCCTACCGGATCGTGGACCGCCTGAGCATGTCGGTTCTGGTCGATCCCTACAGCCGCGCCCGCGAGCGCATCACCCGCCTGCACGCCACCCGGCGCGTCGGTGGCGGCGTGCTGCAGCCGGCCCGCTTCCGCAAACTCAAGATGGCAACCGCCTGAGGAGCATGACCATGCATGATCTTTATTCCAACATCAGCGCCGTTCCTGCCCTGGCCCCTGCCGTCCAAGGATCGGCCACCCAAGGCGCGGCCGTTGATCTGAACGGCGCGGGCGGCGTGGCCTTCCTGGTCAATACCGGCGCGATCGTCACGGCGGGCGACTTCGGCGTGACCCTGCAGGAAAGCGACACCGGCACGAGTGGATGGACAAATGTTGCGGCTGACCAGATCGACAGCAACGCCCCCGCCACCCTCCTGGCCAACAGCACCTATCGCTTGGGCTATCGGGGCTGGAAACGATATGTCCGCCTCGCGCTGACCAAGGCGGGCGGCACCAGCATCGCCGCCGGCTCTGTGGCCGTCCTCGTGCCCCTGACGCGTCCGGCGGCCTGATGCCTGGTCGCGCGCCCCGGATCTGTTCTTGCGGCAAGCTGGTGCCTTCGGGTGGCCGCTGCCCTTGCCAGATCCAGCGCGCGGTCGAGCGCAAAGCCCGCTTTGACAAAACCCGACCCAACAGCAGCCAGCGGGGATACAACCGGGACTGGGAGAAGGCGCGCACGGCGTTCCTTCGCCAGCACCCCTACTGCGTGGCCTGCGGCGCCCCTGCTTCCCTTGTCGATCACAAGACCCCGCATCGCGGCGATCAGGCCATCTTCTGGGACAAGTCCCGGTGGCAGTCGCTTTGCACCCCCTGCCATTCCGGCGCCAAGCAACGCCTGGAGCGCCGCCAGCAAAGGACATTGCCATGACCATCTACACGACTGCCGGAACGCGCCTCTACATCGGCGGCCCCCTGCCGGCTCAATCCGACGACTTCGTCGCGACCGACTTCGCCGCCCAAACCTGGGTGGAGGTCGGGGAAACCGAGGGCCTCGGCTCCGCCGGTGACACCTCGGCGGAAGTTACCTTCGACGCCATCAACTCCGGCCGCACGCGCCGCCTCAAGGGCACCAAGAATGCGGGCAACATGGACGTGGTCTGTGGCCTCGACCCTGCCGACCCCGGCCAGACGGCCCTGGTGGCCGGCGAGCGCACCAAGCACGACTATGCCTTCCGCGTGGTGCTGGCCGATGCCCCGGCTGGTGGCACGCCCTCGGAGCGCATGTTCGTGGCCCAGATCGGCAGCGCCTCGGAGACCTACGACAGCGCCAACAGCGTGATGAAGCTGAACGCCTCGCTCTGGATCAACAGCAATATCGTCAAGGTCGCGGCGAGCGCCTGATGCTGTTCCCCGTCGCCGGCAGCCGTCTGTTCATCGCGGATCTGGAAGTCCCCTCGCACCTTCCGCCCTCCAGCGTTCCCGACGCTGAATGGGTGGAAGTGGGCGAGGCGGAAGCGTTCGGCATGCTGGGCGGGCGCTATGATCTGGAAGAGGCCCACTTCATGAACGACGCCCCGGACGGTGGATACTCGGCCATCAAGGGCGTCTATCGGCCGTCCGCGATGCAGATTGTACTGGGCCTCGACCCTGCCGACCCCGGCCAGGCCCTGCTGTTCAAGGCCTACCGCGCGCGAGATGCCTATCCCTTTCGCCTGCTCTTCGCAGACGGGACAACCGAACGGCGCTGGTTCGCTCTGGTGCTGGCGATCGGGGAAGTCTTCGACGCCGCCAACAACGTGATGCGGCTGCAGGCCGATCTGCACCCTGTCGCAAATCCCCATAGGTGAGCCATGCCGGAAACAATCGTGACGCTGGACGAGGCCAAGGATCACATGGCCCTGACGTCTGATCAGGACGCAGACGATATGCTCATCCAGCTCAAGCTGGACGCGGCGCAAAGCCTGATCGAGCGGCAGCTTGGCTATGGCCTCTTGGAACGCTTCGAACTGGCCCCGGCCGTGCCTGCCGATCTGCGCGAAGCCGTCCTGCAGCTGACCGCCTGGTGGTACGAGAACCGCGAGGCCGTCACGGAACGCGGCGCCCCGCTGCCCTTCGGCGTGGCCGACATCATCGAAGCACACCGGGACTGGAGCTTCTGATGGCAAACGATGGCGGCCTGTCCAGTTTCCAGAAGCGCATGAGAGCGGTCCCTGCCGCAGCACGGGCGGCGGTCCAGCCGGCGCTGGCGAAGGGCGCCTACGAGATCGCGGACATCATCGAGGGCCTGGCGCCGGAGGATGAGGGCGACCTGAAGAACTCCGTGGCCGTCACCCTCGGGGGCAACACGACACCGCCTTACTCGCAGCCCGGTGGCGCGAAGATGGTGCCGGAGAACAGTGCCGCCATCACGGTCGGCAGCACCGATGTGCGCTATCCCCACCTGGTCGAGTACGGGACCAGCAAGACCGAGCCTCAGCCGTTCTTCTGGCCCGGCTTCCGCCTCGGCCGCAAGCGCGCCCAAGACCGCATCAAGCGGGCGATCGGCAAAGCCATCAAGGAGGCCAAGTGATGGCCGAGTTGGAGGTTCAGAAGGCCCTTCGCGAGCGCCTGATCAGTTATCCGGCAGTGAACGCTCTGGTGCCGATCGCGCATATCCTCGACACCAATCAGCGCCCTTCGCCACGGCCTGCGATCATCCTGGGCGAGAGCCAGTCCCTGGACGAGGGGACAAGCCTCAAGCGCACGCGCACCCGCATCTATCACACCCTGCACATCTGGGCGCGTGAGCCGTCGCTGGAGCGGTCAAAGGCGATCGGGGAAGCCGTGCGCGATGCATTGCGCTCCAGCCGTCTGGCGCTGCCTGAGGGGCTGCACTGCGCCGATCTTCTGGTGGCAAGCCAACGCTTCATGCGCGACCCGGACGGCGAGCATTCCCACGGCGTGGTGACGCTGGAAATCCTGGTGACGGAGGAACTGCCATGAAGGCGGGCAAGCTGACCGAAACAATCCAGATCGAGCGGGCAACCGATACCGTCAACGATTACGGCACCCCTTCCACGGCATGGAGGCCGTTCGCGTCCGTCCGGGCCGAACGGATCGACCAGACCACCGAAGAGTTCATGCGCAGCTTCGGTGCCAGCGATGAGCAGGCCGTGGTGTTCCGCATCCGGTTCCTGGACGGCGTGACGAATGCCGACCGCGTGCTGTGGGAGGGCCAGGCCTTCAATATCCAGCAGGTGACGCCGATCGGCCGCCGCAAGGGCCTCGATCTGCGCTGCGTGAGGCAGGTCTGATGAAGGGGACCAAGCCACAGCTGCGCGAGGCTGACGCGCCTCTTGAGGCCACCGAAGCCCCCGGCTGGCTCTCGGACGCGGCCCGCGAGGAATGGGCGCGGGTGATGCCCGTCCTGATCGAGCGCCGCATCCTGACCGACGCGGACCTCGGGGGCCTCGAAAGCTACTGCATCTGCATCGGACGCGTACGCCAGATGGAGGCCCTGATCCAGGCCGAGGGTGACGCTGCCGCGATGCTGCCAATGATCCGCGCGCAGGACAAGGCGATGGTCACGGCCCGCCAGCTTGGCGCAGAGCTTGGCCTGACGCCTGTCAGCCGGTCCCGTCCTGCCATCCGCGACGATGGCGATCAGGACGACGCTGACAACCCGCTGGACGTGGGGTGACGGCATGAACAAGGTGCCCTCGACCTTCCCCGAATGGATCTATGACGGCTCGGATATTCCAGACCCCTTCGGCTACGGTGAGCGGGCGGTGAAGTTCCTGCGCGCGCTTCGTCACCCGAAGTCGATCCTGCCCAAGCGCGGCTTCCAGCTGGACCCCTGGCAGGAGCGGATCGTTCGGCGCATCTACGGCCCGCGCCATGAGAACGGCACCCGCATCACCAACACCGTGGCGCTGATGCTGCCCCGAGGCAACCGCAAGACCTCGCTGGCGGCCGCCCTGGCGCTGTTGCACACCATCGGCCCGGAGCGCCGGCCGGGTGGGGAGGCCATCTTTGCCGCGGCTGATCGCAAGCAAGCCGGCATCGGCTTCAAGGAGGCGGCCGGCATCATCCGCGAGGACAAGCGCCTTGTCTCGGCCGTGGGCATCTATGATGCGCACAATGCCCCGAAGAAGCTGATCTACCGCAAGGAGCAGTCTTATCTGGAGGTCATCTCGGGCGATGGCGGGCCGCAGCATGGCCGCACGCCGGCCTTTGTCCTGGCCGACGAGATCCACATCTGGAAGGGCCGCGATCTCTGGGAGGCCCTGACGACCGGCCTAGAGAAGATCGACGACAGCCTGCTGATCGTGGCCAGCACCGCCGGCCGGGGGCAGGACAGCCTTGCCTGGGACTTCTTCGAGGATGCCCGCAACGTGGCGCGCGGGAAGGTCGATGACCCCTCGATCCTGCCGATCCTGTTCGAGGCCGACCGCCGCGACGACTGGCAGGACGAGGATCTGTGGCACCGGGTGAACCCCGGCCTGCAGCACGGCTATCCCAGCCTCGACGGCTTCCGGCGCCATGCCAAGCGATCGCAGCGCAGCGTGGGCGATCGGCAGAGCTTCAAGCAGCTCAAGCTGAACATCTGGCTGGACGCCTCGACCGAGCCGCTGGTGGACATGGACATCTATGATGCCGGGGCCAAGGACTACGACCTCGACGCCCTCAGGGATCAGCCCTGCTGGCTGGCGGTGGACCTGTCATCGACGGTTGACCTGTCGGTGATCGTCGCATGCTGGCGCGTGGCCGAGGGCTATGCCGCCAAGGCCTGGTTCTTCTGCCCTCAGGACACGATCGACAGCAACAGCGACGGCGGCCTTCTGGACAGCGAGGACGGCGTGTCGAGCCGTGCGGAGCATTCCGGCGCCCCTTACCAGCAGTGGCTGGAGGACGGGCTGATCACCGCCACGGCGGGCAGCGTGATCGATTATGCGGAGATCGAGAGCAAGATCATCGAACTCTGCGAAGACCTGAACGTGCAGGAGATTGCCTTCGACCCGCACATGGCGCGGCAGGTGCAGCCCAAGATCCTCGACGCAGGACTGCCGGCCGTGGACTTCCGCCAGGTGCCGTCGCTGATGATGCCGGCCGCGATGGAGCTGGAGCGCGCGCTTCTGGGCGGTGAGTTCTTCCACGGCGGCAACCCGGTCCTGCGCCACTGCTTCGCCAATGTCGTCGTGAAGCGCAACGATCACGGCCATGTCGTGAAGTTCACCAAGCCCAGGAAGTGGCTGTCGATCGACGGCGCGGTGGCGGCGGCAATGGCCGTATCGCGCGCTGCCGCGAACGAGGGCGGCTTCACCACCAATCAGACCTGGTTCACCGAAGACATGTGGACCGCATAGGAGAGAGCGATGAGCGCGGACGAACGGCTTGTGGTGATGCTGGAGGCCCGCATTGCGGACTTCGAGCGCAAGATGCGGCAGGCGGAAAAGCGGGGCACCAGCACCTATCAGGGCCTGTCGCGCAATTCCCGATCGGCAACCCGGCAGATGGAAGTTGACATGATCCGCTCGACGGGACGGATCAATCAGGCGCTGGCTGCGACCTCGGCCAGGCTCGGCAGCTTCGGCCGGGCGCTTGGCGTGGGGATCTCTGCGGCGGCGGCGGCCCAGTTGGTGCGGCGATACACGCAGATCGCGGATGCCGCGACCAGGATGCAGAATGCCCTGCGCGTGGCGGGCCTCGACGGGCCGGAACTGTCGCGCGTCTATGAACAGCTGTTCCAGTCGGCGCAGCGAAACTCGGCACCCGTGAGTTCGCTGGTGGACCTCTACTCGAAGCTGGCGCTGACCCAGAAGGAACTGGGCGTGTCGAGTGACGAACTGATCCGGTTCACCGATGGCATTGCCGTCGCGCTCAAGGTGGCCGGCACCGACGCCACGGCTGCGAGTGGCTCGCTTCTCCAGTTGAGCCAGGCCCTGGGTGGCGGCGTCGTGCGGGCCGAGGAGTTTAACTCGATCCTTGAGGGCACGCCGACCATCGCACAGGCTGTGGCACGCGGGCTGAAGGAGGCCGGTGGATCGGTCGCGGAGCTGCGCAAGCTGGTGGTGGCCGGGGAAGTGTCCAGCACCGCCTTCTTCCGCGCCTTCGAGGTCGGATCTGTCGAACTGCGGCAGCAGGCCGAGACGTCGCAATCGACCGTGGGCCAGGCCATGACCCGGATCGGCAACAGCCTGGTCACCGTGATCGGTGAGTTCGACAAGACCTCCGGCGCCTCCTCTAGCCTTGCCGACACGATTGGCGATCTGGCCGATGGGCTGGACAGCTTCGACGCGGCGGCCTTTGTCGGAAAGATCCAGCGTATCGCGGAGGCCTTCGCCAGCGCAGAGGCGGCGGCGGCCGGCTGGATCAGGCAGATGGCTGATGCCCAGGTCTTCGCGGATCTGATCGAGATGATGGGCATCGCCGAGGATGGGCAGTTCCTCAACCCGGATGTGCGCGAGGCCGAAGGCAAGATCAGCGCCCTTGAACAGGAGGTGGAAACCCTTCAGGCCCAGATCGAGAACAACACCTCCCTGGGCTTCGACAACACCGAAGCCATCGCCCGCCTGCGCGAGGTCCGGGCCGAGCTGAACGCCCTGCGCGCAGCGGCGGCCAACATGCCCCGCTATGTGGACGGCCTGCGCCCCGATGGCTCCGCAGTCTACAACAACGTGGATACCGGCACGCCGATCACCGCCTATGAGCGGCCTCCGATGCCCGTCCCGACCGAGCCGGTCAGCATCGCGGATCACCCGCCGGGCGGAACCGGCGGCGGTGGTGGGGGTGGCGGCTCTGGACGTGCCAGGCGCGGTTCTGGCGGCCGGAGCGCCAAGCCGCAGCAGGATGACTATGCCAAGGAAGTCGAGACCACACGCGCCCGCACAGCGGCTCTGGAAGCCGAAGCGGCGGCGCTGGTGGCCGTGGCAGCGTCCGGCGAGGAATATGGCGACGCGCTGGAGTTCGCCCGCAAGAAGGCGGAGCTGCTGACGGCGGCACAGCAGGCAGGCAAGGAGATCACGCCTGCGCTGGAAGCCGAGATCGACAAGCTGGCCGAAGCCTACATGACTGCGGGTTTGAATGCCGAGGAGGCGGCCGACAAGATGGGCCTGATCCAGGAGCAGACCGAGCGCGGCAAGTCGGCACTGGAAGACATGTTCGGCTCGATCATCGACGGCTCCATGTCGGCAAGGGAGGCCGTGGCCAACCTGCTGATGGAGATCGCCAAGACGCAGATGCTCAACGCCGTGATGGGACTGCCGGGCATGGGCGGCATTGCCAGCGGCCTTGGTGGACTGCTGACGCCCCGCTACGCCACCGGAGGGCTGCACAGGGGCGGCTACCGGATCGTGGGGGAGAACGGCCCCGAGCTGGAGTTCACCGGCCCGTCGCGGATCATGAACGCCACCCAGACCCGCAACCTGATGACCGGCAATGGCGGCAACGGTGGCCGGCAGGACGTGCATGTGCATGTCACCACCAGTGTCGATGAGAACGGCAACCTGCAGACCTTCGTGGACAAGCGGGTTGCGGGTGGGGTGCAGCAGGGGCTGACCTCCTATGACAAGGCTCTGCCGCGACGGTTTGAGCAGATCAGCGCACAGCCGAGGAGGCGCACATGACGGACCGACTGAAGAAACATCTCTGCGACGCGATGAGGGACCGCCTGGCCGGCAAGAAGGTCAGGATGCCAGATGCAGCCGGCCCGATCCTGGAGGCCTTCGGGGCGCTGTCCCGCTGCCGCAGCTACAACAGCGTCGGGCCGAACCCGATCACCTGGGAGGGAATGGCCGCCTGGTCGCAGATGATGCGCGTGCCGATCGAGCCGCACCACGCGGACCTCATCATGGCACTCGATGCCGTCTGGATCGAGGACGCCTATCGCAAGGACAAGCAGACCGCCGCAGCCATGCCGCCAGTCTCCGACCGGCCCATGCAGCCGCAGCTGTTCGACGCCTTGTTCGGAGGGTGACGAGATAGGGCCAGGATGCGCCCTGCGGCAGCTTCACCGCAAAGCATCCGGGATCAGACGGTGAGTGCCCGGCGACCATAGCGCCACAACCCCGTCAAGGTGCGGCCTCTCTCTCCGGAGGCGCGGCGCAGGCTGCTACGGCGGAACCGGGGGCAGTCACTCGCACGTGCATGTGCGGCGCCCGCATTCGGGCAAAGGGGCCTCGGCGCGCGATGCGTTGCCGGGGCCTTCTGTGTGGTCCGAAGCGTAACTGGATTTTTCGTTCAAGGACGATAAGCTGCCCTACGTGGAAGGAGAGCCAGATGACTACAGTCTATTTCAGCGGCGGAACGACAGCCCAAATAACAAACGTGCGCGGAGAAGATCCGGTGCGGTTCGATATCCCGGCGGCGTCCGTGGGGACTTTTCACGAAGCCTTTAGTCGTGCTGAAACGCTGAAGTTTTCGGGAAACGGCCCCTTATATCTCCTGAAGAGGATGAGCATGGTGGACGGAGAAGCCGTGCTGCAAATGCGCCGACGTCGATAAACTGTCCGTGTGGGGGAACTGGGGCATCGCAATGGGTGACGCTGCCCAGGCCTTGTGATGGAAGCAGCTTGCGAAGCGCTGTTAGAGTGTAACAGGCCCTAACAGACAGGATCTGCGTGGGGATTGTCCTCTTGACCCTCGATCAGATCCGAGATGGTCCATATATCCATCAGCATCAATGGATTGTTGTTTGGCTCTTTTGGCGCGATTTTAAAGCCGATGCTCTCATAGAAGGCGGTCGTCTGTGGATTCAATGAGCGGAGTGCAACGCCATAAACCGGTAGCAACTGCTTCACATAGTAAGCTTTTTCGAACGTTTGCATGAGAAGCTGAGTGCCAATGCCTTCGCCTTGCCGGCTACGGGACACTGCAAGATACTCAATGTAGATAAGCGGGGCCCCCTGAGGAAAGAGGGACCCGTGATCCGCATGTAGAAGCTTGCCGCTCTTCTCAGAAGTAAGGGAATGAGATATAAAAGAGCAGCCAGAGGCGCTTCCATCATCATATCCAACCGTTACTCTTGACTGGCCTTTTTCATCTCGCTTGTAGGCCTTTTCAGAGGCCCACCTGTCGATTTCCGCGACCCCGCACTTAAAGTGCTTGAGGCAATTTCTTCCTCGAATCGACTCCCAGACGATCATCTACACGCTTCGAACTAGTTCTGCGATAATTGGCATACATATCCCGCAGTTCTTTGTTCGGGCCACCAGAGGTCCGGTAATTGCTCCGACAAAAATCATAGACCTGCCGTTGCGACTCGAACGTAGGCTTCTTATCGTCGCAACCTGCATGAAACAAGCGCCGCACGGTATCCAGACCGAATGCCATTTGTGCCTCCCTCTTGCTGGTGATCTGACTGTAGCTGTCGGTGAACGCTTTGTATGCTGCGGAGTTTCACCTTTCAAGTGAAAGTATGTCACACCCGCTCAGGTGCAACAGCCCTGTAACGCGGATTTTAGCAACATAATCTAGGCCTTCATGGACATCCGATGACTACTAACTTTTCCGTCAGAGACGATGCAACGCGCGGCGCGGCCTTCTGTCGCCATAGAGGCTTGAAAAGACCGGCGTCTAGCCACCGATTGCGAAGACCGCAATCGCGACGCCGTTGAGGTAGGTGGCCAGCAGCTTGGTCTGTTCGTTACGAATCAAGGTCATGGTGCTCAGGTTCGCCAAACATTTCATCCCAAGGCTCAGCCGGCTCTAAGTCAACCTCAAGCCTCAGTGCAGCGTTGCGGTGCTGCATGATCAAGCGATTACCATCCAAGCTGAGATCGACCTCTGCACCCCGCTGGCTGAAGCGATCCATGAGCTGTTTGATCCTGTAAGGTCTGTGTCTTGTTGGGGTGGCGTTGAGAAGGCCCGATAGCTTCATGACTTCCTCAAACAGCTCGCCTGCTTTGAGCGGCGCTGACGGATAATGCTCCTCCAGCGTAGCCACAATCTCGGCGTTCATGCTTCTGCCGCTCGACTCAGCCGCTGCTTTAATACGGTCTCTCAGGTCCACGGGCATACGAAAGTTGACTTGAACCTGTTCGCTAACTGGTGGCTTCGCCATAGCCCTCTCCTTTTTATAGCACATTGCTTGAAATCGCGCTTGACGCAATACCAAGCATAGTGCTTTATAGCATTGTGCTTAAGGAGGTGACCATGCGGATGATCCAGAGCAGAGCGCAGGGCGAGACGGTGCAAACTGCAATCCGTATGCCGAAGCGGCTGCGCGACCAAATCAAGACCGAAGCTGATCGCCTTGGGCGTTCAATTAATACTCACGTAGTGATGACAATGCGTGAGGCTCTTGAGGCAACGGGGGACGATCTTGCCGGACAGACCCCCGCTGCCAAGAGCGAAAACGCTGCCTGACAGAGCAGCATTTCCTGACACGCTGACCACTTGAAAGGACATCAGCATGAATATCGAACAGCATAATGCACCAGTGCCCATGATGCTAGAGGGCATTGCTAAGATGACGATGGGGACGCGGGATGTGGCGGACTTGCTGGGAGTCCGCGCAGACAGCGTAAAGCGCACCGTCGAACGGCTCATGAAAAAGGGTGCAATCGGTGAACCACCGTTGGTGGGATACCTCGACAGCCTTGGACGTAAGGCGAGGGAATACCGTTTGGAAAAGCGCGACAGCTTTGTGGTGGTCGCGCAGCTATCCCCTGAGTTCACTGCGCGCTTGGTGGATAGGTGGCAGGAACTGGAGGGCATCGTGGCAAACGGGTCACCTGCCGCTATCGACGTGCGCAACCCCGGCCAACTTGCCCTGATCGCAAGTCAACTGATCGAGGTGACGCAGGAACAGGCCAAGCAGATCGAGGCCATGCAAGAGACGGTGCAGGCGCATGACCGCCTGTGCGAGGCCGAGGGCAGCCTGTGCATTACAGACGCGGCCAAGACCTTGGGCATCCGTCGTAAGGACATGTTCGACTGGCTGCACACCCAAGGCTGGATCTTCAAGCGCGGCGAGTCCGATGACTGGGTCGCCTATGCGCCCCGGCTGGCGTCAGGTGTGATGGAGCATCGCGTGACGACCTACACTCGCCCGGATGGCACGGAGAAGGTGGTGACCCAGGCGCGCGTGACGCCGAAGGGCCTCTCCACACTCGCAAAGCTGATCTTCCCGACCGTTACTCTGATCGAAGGAGGTGCAGCATGAACCGTAGTCATCCCGGCAGCGCCGCCGTGAAAGCCGAGACGCCAGTCATGCGGCTGTACCGTGAATGGGACGCAGCCCGAGCTTCGTGGCAGGCGGCAGTCGAGGGACAGCTGGCCGACGAAGAGAGCAACCGCTGGTGCGAGACCGTTGCGCGCATGGCCGACGACGTGCTCGACGCGCCCTCACAGTCGCCGATGGACTTCATCTGCAAGCTCATGGCGCAAACATTCCACGGCGACCATGAGATCAGCTCCTGTCCTCGCGGTGATGAGCTTTGGACCGAGGCGCGTGCGATTATGGGAGGTGCGGCATGATTGGGTCGGAGCACTTGGAGAGCGTGAGCGTTGAGATCTGCCGAGTCGAAGAGCTGATGGCGGCTCTCGAACTGGCCACCGACAGCTTGCAGCGCGGCGAAAGCACTGTCGAGGTACTGGCCTATGATGCCACGATGGGCATCGTGAACGCCCTCAAGGTTCAGGTGGTGAAAGCGCGCGACACCCTTGAAGCCTTGTTCCCCGAGGCCGCGTAATGAAGCGCCGCGCGGTATATGGTGATCGTCCTCCGGCCTATCCCTCCAAGGAGGAACTGGCAGCTGAACTCTGCTTCAGCGAAAGCACGGTGGACAGCTATGTTTCGCGCGGCCTCTTGCCCAAGCCCCGCCGCATCGGAGGTTCGGTGCGCTGGTGCTGGGCGGAGGTCGAGGCGCATCTGGCATATGGTGACCAGATGCCGTCCAGCCCGTTCATGGAGGCGCTGCGGCATGCCACCTAACATCAGCCTGCCTCGGGGCGTGCATCGCGTCCGGTCACGGGGCAGGGACTACTACTACTTCCAGATGGGGCGCGGAACGGCACATGCTGGTCCGCGCCTCAAGCTACCTGATGATCCCCGCACACCCGAGTTCTGGGCAGCGATCCGACAGCTGCAGGGGGCACCTGTCCCAACCGATACGATCGGTGCTCTCATAGACGCCTATATCGCCGCGTGGCCGGGGCTTCGCCGCAAGCTGACCCCAAGCACCCAAGACTACTACAGGCGCTATCTGGAGGTCATACGCGGCCTGTGGGGCAATCTGCCAGCGGAGGATCTGCGGCCCGCTGATGTTGAGGCGCTGATGGACAAGATCGGAGCTGAGAAGCCGGGCAGGGCGAACAATATCCTCTATGCCCTGCGCAGCATGACCTCATGGGCACGTGGCCCGCGCGGCCTTCTGAGCAGCGACCCCACTCACGGCGTCAGCACCTTCAAGTCAAATGAAGGGCACAAGCCTTGGACGGCCGACCAATTAGCGTTTGCAGAGCAAAACCTCACGGGGATGCTGCGCCGCGCGTTCTTCCTGGCACGCTACACGGGGCAGAGAGCCAGCGACATCATCCGACTGGGCTGGACTGACGTGGACGGCGACACGATCAGCCTGCGGCAGAAAAAGACGGGTGTGCAGCCCGTGTGCCCGATTTTCCCTGAACTGGAGCGTGAGATGGCAACCTGGGAGAAGCGCCCCGGTCCTTTCCTGCTGCAGGACAAGGGAAAGAACACGGGGAAGGTCGTCACCACGAATCAGCTTTGGAAGGTGTTCGATGCGACGCGGGAGGCTCACCCGGAACTGAAGGATGCCGTCTGGCACGGGCTGAGAGCCAACGCGGTCATCAGGCTGCGGCAGGACGGAATGAGCGCCCTGCAGATCAGCGCGACGATCGGCATGTCGGTCGAAATGGTCGAGAGATACAGCCGTCACCAAGATCGGAAAGCGGCTGCAAAGGCGGTGTTGAGGGAATACCGCGAACGCAAACTGTAA